ACCACCAAAAGAAAACTATATGGTGCCTCGCGTAGAAATTATACAAAGTGGTATACGCTTCATGGATGGAGCGAACATTGCTTGGGCTACTCGAATCAACGAATTAGCGTATGATTGGGAGTACCAAAACATATGTGCAGTACTAGCTGCAGGTTATGCTGCTAAAGGACACAAGGTTCTAGTAGTAAGTGACAGAGTTGACTTTCTGAAAAGAAGTGCAGCACTGGTAGGAGATAACGCAATATGCGTTACAGGAGACGTTCCTCACGAAGAGAGAGGGGAGATGATCAAAGAGATATTCCATGATAAAGATATCCTGTTTGGAACACAGAGTATATTTTCAGAGGGTATTTCAGTAGATTGTCTTAGCTGTCTAATACTGGGGACGCCCATAAACAACGAGCCTCTACTTACGCAGTTAGTCGGTAGAGTCATAAGATTAAACGAAGGTAAACCTCAACCAGTAATCGTAGATATTCACTTAGAAGGTCGCACAGCTAGAAAACAGGCAGGTGCGAGAATGGGATATTACATGAAACAGGGATATGAAGTTTCCTATCTATAGGACTGAAAAATAGTTCTTGACAAAAGGTTAGATTTTTGATATAATGTTACTCTATAATTGGAAAAAGATAAAAAGAGAAAGCAACGGAAGCGTCAATGATATTTTGACAATCCTACACATCTTGACATACAAACTGCCTCCAGTTAATAGGCACGATAGAATATACAAGTTCTGGCAAAAAAGTTTTCATGGGGATAGTTTCCTTGTGCATCCTGAGCCTTTGTTTATTCAAAGAAGGAGATATTCTGATAGCGAGATTGCACAGTACGCAGGTATCGCGTCACTACGCAACTATTACGAATATCAAAAAACGAAAGATACCACTCTAGACTTCCTTTACTTTAGTAGGGAAGACATAATAGAAAGCAACAGATTACTTTGGCTCGAAGGGGATCGTATTCACTTCAAGTTCGAGGAAATCAATAAAGGAGAAATAAAATGGCAATAAGTTTTAATCAAGCCAAGGGCGAAGCCCAAAAGAACAAAATCGATAGCTACCAATATGTAGAAGGCGATAATAAAATAAGAATAGTCGGTGACATGTTACCAAGATATGTATACTGGCTAAAAGGTGAAAACGGAAAGAATTTACCTTTCGAGTGTTTGTCATTCGACAGAAACACTGAAGCATTTACTAATGTGGAAAAAGATTGGGTAAGAGAATACCACCCAGAACTAAAATGTGGTTGGTCTTATGCAATTCAATGTATTCATGACGGTAAAGTCAAAGTCTTAAATCTTAAGAAGAAATTACTAGAGCAAGTTATGGTAGCAGCTGAAGATCTCGGAGATCCAACTGACCCTGAAACTGGCTGGGATGTATGCTTCAAAAGAGTTAAAACAGGACCGATGGCTTACAATGTTGAGTATCAATTACAAGCATTAAAATGTAAACCAAGACCATTAACTGAGTCAGAGCAAGAGTTAGTAAAAGATCTTAAGTCTATGGACGAGATTTTGACAAGACCTACACCAGACGCTCAAAAAGAACTTCTTGATAGATTAAGAGAAGGTGCAGATAACTCTACACCAGACGAGTCTATTAGTAACGAATTTGACATTAGTTAAGGCACATTATGATTCTATTTACAGCAGACTGGCATATTAAGCTGGGACAAAAGAACGTTCCTATGGCATGGGCATGCTCACGCTATAAGATGTTTTTTGAACAGATAGAAGAAGCTGTAGAGAAGCATGGGGTCACATTACATATCATTGGCGGGGACTTGTTTGACCGAGTCCCTTCCATGGATGAACTTACTTTGTATTTTGACTTTATTAAAAATACAAAAGTAGAAACAGTTATCTATGATGGTAATCACGAAGCTACAAGGAAACACAGAACCTTCTTTGATAATTTAATCAAAGTTACAAGTCAATTGAATCCTTTAGTAACTGTAATTACTGATACATACTGTAGTAGAGACTGGGCAATTCTACCCTATGCAGATTTGCACAAGAAGAATAGTATAGAAGATATAGATACGGAAATATTATTCACACATGTAAGAGGAGAGATACCTCCACATGTAGTACCCGAAGTAGATTTAGAAAGATTTGATAAGTTTAAAACGGTTTATTCAGGAGACTTACATGCTCACGAGAATACTCAAAGAAATATTGTGTACCCTGGAAGCCCTATGACTACATCATTTCATAGAAATATTGTAAAGACTGGTTACTTAATTATAGATAATAAATATGACTGGACATGGCATCAGTTCGAGTTGCCGCAGTTAATAAGAAAAACAGTTTTAACAGAAGAAGAGATGGTACAAACAGACTATCACCACACTATATATGAAATAGAGGGTGATGTATCTGATCTAAGTAATATCAAAAATAGTGAATTACTTGATAAAAAAGTTATAAAAAGAAAGACAGAAGCAACTCTTGTTCTTAGTAAAGAAATGTCTATGGAAGAAGAACTCAATGAATATTTGAGTTATATACTAGAGTTAAATGAGGACAAAGTTAAAAATATTTTAGGAGTGTTTAGTGATTACGCTAAAGAAGTTGCAGTGGAGTAATTGTTTCAGTTATGGAGCAGACAATGAGTTAGATTTAACCGAAAGTATAGTAACACAATTAGTTGGTACTAACGGTACAGGTAAATCCTCTATACCTCTCATACTAGAGGAAGTTCTTTTCAATAAAAACTCGAAAGGAATTAAGAAAGCAGACATACCAAATCGTGAAGTCAATAATGGCTATGACATATCTTTGTCTTTTGATGTAGTAGATGACGAGTATAAAATTGACGTAGTTCGTAGAGGTAATATAAAAGTAAAATTCTATAAGAATGGAGAAGATATATCAAGCCATACAGCTACAAATACATATAAAACTTTAGAAGAGATTATTGGAATAGACCATAAAACATTTAGTCAGATTGTGTATCAAAATACTAATGCATCACTGCAGTTTCTTACTGCTACTGATACTAATAGAAAAAGATTCTTGATAGACTTATTGCAACTAAATAAGTATGTAGAATATTTTGAAGTATTTAAAGACTTAGCAAGAGCATCTGGATCAGAAGCTACCAGGTTGCAAGGTAAAATTGACACTATTGTAAAATGGTTGTCAGATAATAAAATGGATGATACATCACTATTATCAAAAATCGATTTACCATTTAAGTCGGAAGAGAATGAAAAAACTTTACGTTCTTATATGAGAGAATATGAAAATATCTCTGAAACAAATAAAAAAATTATAAAAAATAATTTTACAAAGGAACAGTTAGATGAAATCGACCTTAGCGCTTACAAAGAGCAACTAGAAGAGTACAATGAGTCTGTTGACACGGCGTCCTTGAGTAAAGAAATTACACTATCTAAGTATCAAATGAATGAACATAGAAGCTCTCTAAAAGAGTATGGAACTCTAAAAGGAGAGTGTCCTACTTGTCATCAAGATATAGACGAAGCATTTGTTCAACAACAAATTGAACATCATAGTGCAAAAGTAACACACTACGGAGATGCATTAGAAAAACTCACAGTGGAAAAACAAGAAGCAGATAGAATAAATAGAATTAGAATAATAGCAACTAGAAAAGTAGAAGAATGGGAAGATCTATTTAGAGACATAGACAATACATTGCCTATAGATATTTTAGATGAACAGAAGTTGAAAAGCAATATTGTAGAACTAAAGAAAAAGATTAAAGAGGAAAGAGACAGTTTAGAAGAAGTTATTAGAGAGAATGAGAGAGTTGAAAGACACAATACTCGTATGTCTATTATTGAAGAACAACAAGAAGATTTTGAAAACCAATTACAAAGTCTTACAGATGAATTAACTACAATAAAAGAAAAGCTCGGACATATAGAAGTACTGAAAAAAGCTTTTAGTACTAACGGGCTACTTGCATATAAGATAGAAAATTTAGTGAAAGACTTAGAAGAACTTACAAATGAGTATCTTGCTGAGCTATCAGATGGAAGATTCAGTTTAGAGTTTGTAGTATTAAATGATAAATTAAATGTAGAAATAGACGATAATGGTAAGCCTGTGGATATATTAGCATTAAGTGCAGGAGAGTTAGCAAGAGTTAACACTTCTACTCTACTTGCAATACGTAAGCTAATGAGCAGTATATCAAAATCACAAATAAACGCACTATTCTTAGACGAAGTAACAAATGTGTTAGATGAGTTAGGAAAAGAAAAATTGGTAGAAATATTACTAAGAGAGGAAAATTTGAATACTTATATAGTATCACATGGATGGACACACCCACTATTGTCCAAAATAGAAGTAGTAAAAGAAGATAAGGTTAGTCATTTAGATGGTTAATCCAAGACAAAAAGGTATTCGAGGAGAGCAGCAGGTAATCTCTGTTCTTGAAAGAGTAACTAAAGAAAAATGGGAGCAGACTCCAGGATCTGGTAGTGGAAAGATCAAAGGAGATTTGCGAGTTCATGGAAAGCACAACATATTTTGTGTAGAAGTGAAGTTTTATAAGCATGTAGGATTTGATGCAAAGATATTCACACAAAAAAGTAATAACTTATTTAAGTGGTGGAGTAAGATTTGTAAACAAGCCCAACAGATGAAACAAGAACCCCTTCTCATCTTTCGTGAGAATCATGGTAAGTTCTTTGTAGCAACTGTAAGACAACCAACAAATACAACTAAGTATATGCATATTGCCTGGCTGGGTGCATACGTACTTATATTAGAAGACTGGCTAGATAAAGAGGAGATAAAATTTACAAATGGCAATTTCGTTCTCAAGCCTTGGGAACCCAGCTCCGATTGGGAACTTGCTGATAGTTGATGGTCTTAACATTGCATTTAGATGGAAACATCAAGGTGTAACAGACTTCAAGTATGACTATGCACGAACAGTAGAAAGTTTAGCAAAATCATACAACGCAGGTACAATCATTATTACTGCTGATGGCGGTAGTAGTTATAGGAAAGCTATACACCCAGAGTATAAGGCAAACCGTAAAGAAAAATATGCAGAGCAGACAGAGCAAGAAGCTAAAGAGTTTGCAATGTTCATGGCAGAGTTTAGTAATACACTTACTTTGCTAAAAGAAAAACATACAGTTCTACAATTCAAGGGAGTTGAGGCTGATGATATAGCAGCATACATTAGTATGAATTTAGAGAAGTTTAATTTTGACGAGTGTTGGATGGTTTCATCTGACCGAGATTGGGATTTACTTATAACAGATAAAGTTTCAAGATTTAGTACAGTAACTCGTAAAGAGGTAACATTAGATACTTGGGACGAGCATTATGACTTTGAAGTAGAAGATTATATTACATTCAAATGTCTAACTGGCGATAAAGGGGACAATGTTCCAGGAATACCTGGAGTTGGCCCAAAACGCGCAGTGGATCTAATGCAACAATATGGAAGTGTATTTGATATATACGACGCTTGTCCAATAGATGGAAAGTATAAATATATTCAATCACTAAATGAAAACGCAGAGCAACTTCTAATAAACGTAGAGTTAATGGACTTAGTTACATATTCAGAAGAAGCAATCGGCAAAGATAATATAGAAACTATTAATAGAAAAATAGAGGAGAGACGTAGAAATGGTGAAGATTGATTACAGTAAGGATAAACTTCTTACTGACTTTAGTATCAAAACTCTACAGGATCGATATCTTGTAGGAGATGAAAAAAGTCCTCAAGAAGGTTTTGCACGAGCTGCAGAAGCCTTTTGTGATGACGAAGCACACGCACAGCGTATATATGACTATGCCAGTAATTTATGGTTTATGTTTGCTACACCTGTGTTATCAAATGGTGGAACTAAAAGAGGTCTACCAATAAGTTGTTTTCTTAATTATGTAGAAGACAGCAGAGAAGGAATTACAGGACATTACACTGAGAATGCCTATCTATCATCAATGGGTGGTGGAATCGGCGGCGGGTGGAGCGATGTTAGGTCACAAGGGACAAAGACGTCGAAAGGCTCAGAGTCTACTGGCGTAATTCCATTTATGAAAGTAGTAGATGCAGAAATGCTTGCATTCAGTCAAGGGGTAACTCGTAGAGGAAGTTATGCTTCTTATCTACATATATCACACCCCGAAATAGAGGAATTTTTAGATGTTAGAAAACCTACTGGCGGCGATACTAATAGGAAGTGTATTAATCTTCATCATGGAATAGTAATTTCAGATAAGTTTATGGAAGTAATACATAGAGCTACCAAAGAAAATGATTTTAATGATGACTGGGATCTTGTTGATCCCCATAGCGGAGAAATAGTTAAAACTGTAAGTGCAAGAACACTTTGGGTGAAGCTACTACAAAATCGTATGGAAACGGGAGAGCCATATTTGATGTTTGAAGATGCTGTACAAGCAGACTTACCTGAGTTTCAACAAAGAAAAGGATTGAAAGTAAATCATTCTAATCTTTGTTCAGAAATAACTCTTGCTACAAATGAAGAAAGAACCGCAGTTTGTTGTCTTTCGAGTGTAAATTTAGAGTATTATGATGAGTGGAAAAATCACCCAGCATTTATACCTGACTTGATACGTTTTCTTGACAATGTACTTACTTCGTTTATTGCTAATGCACCTGATGAATTAGAACGTGCAAGATACAGTGCTGAAAGAGAGAGAAGTATTGGTCTTGGAGCTATGGGATTCCATGCTTACCTGCAGAAGAATAATATAGCTTTTGAAGGAGCTTTGGCAACAAGTGCAAATATGGAGATATTTAAACGTATAAAGTCTCAGGCTCAAAGAGAAACAGAAAGACTTGCAGTAGAGAAAGGCGCTTGTCCAGATGATGATACATGTTCAGTTAGAAATGCTCATCTTCTTGCAATTGCCCCAAATGCTTCAAGTAGTATTATTTGTGGAAACACAAGCCCAAGCATAGAGCCGTTTAGAGCTAATGCTTACACACAGAAAACTAAGTCTGGTTCTTATTTAATGAAGAACAAATTTTTAGAAGAGGTCTTAGAGAAGTATAATCAAAACACTGATTCTACTTGGACAAGTATTATAACAAATAAAGGAAGCTGTCAGCATTTAGAGTTCTTAACTGAAGAAGAAAAAGAAGTCTTCAAAACTGCAGTGGAAATAAATCAGGCATGG